TGGTGGATGTTAAACCTTTTGGCAAACTGCACCCTTTAGCCGCCAACGCTTACAACGCTGTTAGAGCTGCCGCGTTCGCCGCTGGCCTTAAACAATTTAAGCCAACTAGCGCGGGTGATACATACCGCAGTATTGCGTTACAGCGCCAAGGGTTTTTAGCGCGCTACCAACTGCAACCAATCCCAGGTGCTAAACCTCGAGCGTATGAGGGCAAAAACTATTACCTAAAGCCAGGCAATGCGCCTATGGCGGTGCCGGGTACCTCACGCCATAACCTTGGGCTGGCTGTAGATTTTGCGAACATGTCGGGCGCCACGTTTGAATTTATGTGCGAACATGGGCCGCGTTTTGGGTGGTCTTTAGAAGTCATGCCAGCCGAGCCATGGCATTGGTTTTACTGGCCCGGTGACAAAGTACCTGCAGCGGTAACCCAATACCTGCAAGGCGTTGCGCCAGTATCCCCAACCGCGTAACACACACCTACTAGCGTTTTATTACCGACGAAAAGAGGTTTACCGCGCATGACCGAAATACAAACTTTTGTATATGAAGCATTTGTAGGCAGATTAGAAAACGGCCAACAAGTACTTATTCAGATTTTCAGAAACCCGGACACACTCGACGTACTGCATAGCCAAATTGCGTTTAAAACCGTTGCCGGCGGTACATGGCAAACGCCTTACCCATTGGAAAAACTATGACCCTTATTATTAAAGCCGCGTTTACCGCGCTATTTACCCTTTGCGCCGCTGGTATTGCATACGTTATGCCTACGCCCACAAACCCAGCGCTAGACCGCCTCGTAACCCCGACTACGGTTTATGAGGCAACCCCAGCCCCTACCACCACAATGCCCCCATACGTGAATACATGCACGCAGGTGGCCGTTTTAGCGTTAGCCGAGGGCTTACCTCAAAAACAGTTAGAAACCGCCCTACGGGTTGCGGTGCGCGAAAGCCGCTGTACGAGTGACGCGTTCAACGCATCAGACCCCGGCGGTTCCCGTGGGATTTACCAAATTAACGCCTATTGGTGCCGGCCTAACCAGTATTGGCCTAATGGCTGGTTGCAAGCAAAAGGCGTTTTACGCAGCTGTAAACAATTATTTGACCCAACCATTAACACGCGCGCCATGATCGCAATATGGCGTAACAGCGGTTGGCTACCATGGAATATAAGCAAGTAAATGCAAGAGCAACCATACCCTGACAATTCACTAAGTGAGGAAACCCGACGCATGTTAGACCCAACCGCAAACGCAATAACTAAACACCAAATGGCTGTATTTGATCTCATAGACGAAATATGCAGGCCCGCCCATATCCCTTACAAACCTAAACACGCAGACCTAATAGCCCGACTTAAGCGCGTTGCAACTGATCTAGACCTAAGCGGAGACGCAACAGGCTGGCAGACCGTTAGCGAGGCAATTGAAGCGTTAGGCGGCTGACGTGGTAACAGTCAAACTGACACCCGAACAAATCTTTAATGCGCGTGACATTGCTTACAAAAAAACAATGGAATGCGAAGTAAAAAAAATGGTCCAAAAGCGCCTGTATGTGCCAAGCACTACCTATGACCGCTGGTTACGTGGATGCTACGGCGAACAGGCTTTAGCAGCTTATTTAGGTGTTGAATACACGTTTAAACCGTATGACATAACCGCCAACGATGTTGCCGGGTATGAGGTGCGCTCGACATATCACGCCACAGGCCGTTTGCTTACGCATGAGGATGACAAAAAAGGCTTATACATTTTGGCGATCATTAACCGTGATGATTTCAGCGTAAACCTTGCCGGCTGGTCAAACCTTAAACGCTGCAACACGCCAGGCCGTTGGGCAACTGATCTACCAGGGCCATGTTTCGCTATGCCGCAAACCGATTTATGGCCTATGGACATGTTGCCAGCAACCGCGTTATACCAATGTGCTATAAATAACTAAGTAACCCGACTAACTGTAAAGGCACCCGACATGGCGTTTAACATTGACAATTACGTAGACGTACCAACCCGCTTAAGCGAAGCATTGAAGCGTTACCCCGATTTACGAATACAAGAAACCGCAGCCGAGGTAGTAACCATGCCCGATGGCTCGACGTTTTACCGTTGCACAGTTACCGTTTGGCGCGATGATACAGACCCGTTGCCAAGCGTTGCTACAGCTGCCGAGCCTTACCCAGGCAAAACGCCGTACACAAAAAACAGCGAATTTATGGTCGGTATGACTAGCGCGTTAGGCCGAGCCTTGGGCTATATGGGTTTTGGTATAAACAAAAGCATTGCCAGCCGTAACGAAATTGAAGCGCGGCAAGACCCTAAAAAGCCCGATGCACAAATAGCACCAATCCGACGCGAAACCTCGAGCGATCACCCGAAACAGGCCAGCCAAAAACAAATATTCTTTATTAAATCGTTGGCTAAAGGTAAAGGTTTTGAGGAAGCCGAGTTACATGAATTTATAGCGGTAACACTAAACAGCGACGCCGCAACCCTTGAAACGCTAAACCCCGAACAAGCCAAGCACGTCATTGACGCGTTAAAACAATGATCGGGCTAATAGGTGCCTGGTTATCAGGTTTTGTAAGCGCTTATGCGTTGGGTGTATTTTTAGAAAAAAAGGATATGTAATGGACTTATTGCAACAGTTAGAACTACTTGCGCGCATGGTGCGATTGATTGAGGAAATGAACGGTACCGCCGATTACATCGGTAAAGAAAAGGTAGTAAGCCATTTGCGTTGGGCTACTGAACATTTGTCGAATGACATTTGGGCGCGCACAATTCACAAGGATTACGAGGTAGCCAATGGGGATGCTTGAAGCACAGTTTAAAAACGCTGTAATTGAAGTTGCCACCCGGTATGGCTGGCTAGTTCACCATGACCTACCAGCAATGAACAGGCGCGGCAAATGGGCAACACACATACAAGGCGATAGCGGTTTTCCTGACCTTGTGTTACTCAACAGCAAGGGTGTGCTAGTTTTCGCAGAACTTAAAACCGATATCGGCGTAGTACGCAAAACACAAGAACGATGGCTTGAGCGTTTAGACCTAGCCGGCGTAATTGTGCAAGTGTGGCGGCCTAACCAGTTGCCAGTAATCATACGTTTTCTAGCCAGCGCGTAAGCGCGTAGGACTAGCCAAGCCCTAAGCCCGTTGCACGGTAGTTGGGAACATACGGCAACGTAGGTAGTACGCTATGCCCGTAATCATGCGCGACGAAATGACCGGGCCGCTGGCGTGGCAGGGTGTAAACATAATCAGCCAATAAGTAGTTAAGTGGGTACGGGTTAGGGCAACCCCGTGGGTGGGGCTTTAGCGCATTAGGCTTTACATGGTGTAAGCATTGACATACACATAACAAACAACGCACAAGGATTAGCCCGACATGATGAGTAACCAACCAACACCAACAGCAAGGCGCTTGCGCCGCGCTAGCACAAGCCGTAGGCGCGTGAGTAATGCCAAGTAAACAACAGGGCCCGGTGTGTTGCAGCGTTTGAGGTTTGACCAGCCCATTAGGTTTACGGTGTAATCGTCACGGTTCACTATTGCCAAAACGTATAAACCGTTTTTATCGTCTGCATGTGTGAGCAAACGGCCTTTAGCGTGGTATGTGGCGCGTACCTCGTAACCTGCAACGTCGTTGGCGGTTATGTCATAGGGTCTAAAACCCCACTCAACGCCAAGGTAAATGGCTAGTGCCTGTTCACCGTAACCACCTGTTAGCGCGGTTTCGTATGCGTTGCCGGGTAGGCGTTTGTTTCGCATTTTGTGCAGCTCGCACTCGAGGGCTTTTTTGTAGGCCACGTCGCGCACGTTAAATATCTGTTCGGGCGTCAGTTTGACTGTTACCACGTCAGCCCCCTAATGCTTCGATTGCCTCGCTAACGGTTTGCCAGCCTGTTGCGTCGCCGCTTAGGTCTAGGTCAGTTGCAACGCGCTTTAGCCGGGCTATTAGGTCTGCGTGTCGTGGTTTGTAGGGCACGTGGGCTGGTCTGCATATTTCATCTATGAGATCAAATACGGCCATTTGGTGTTTTGCTAATGCGTTTGCTGTTGGGTCTAACATGCGTCGGGTTTCCTCACTAAGTGTGTTATCGGGGTAGGGCTGTTCTTGCATTTAGTTTGCTGTTTTCCATGGTAGCCAACCGCTGTTACGCCAAATAGCAACCATGGCGCGTGTGTTGGTGGTTGGGTCAAATAGATCGCTGCACGTTTCTACGATGCCTTTAGCCTGCAACCAGCCAATAGGCCAGTACTGGTTAGGCCGGCACCAGTAGCCGTTAATTTGGTAAATGGAATAACTGCCCCCGTTTGTGTCGTAGGCGTTAAACGCGTCGCTTGTGCATCGGCTCTCGCGATTAGCCACCCGTAGCGCTGTTTCTAGTTCGCTAGGCGGTAAACCCTCGGCGAGGGCCAACGTGGCTACCTGCGTGCATGTGTTCACGTATGCGGGCAACGTGGTGGTAGTGGGTGGGGTTGCCTCGTAAACGGTGGTAGTGCTTACGGGGCGGTCTGGGGCGCTGGTTGGCGGTGCTGGTAGGGCTAGCGCAATGCCGGCAGCTGCAATAGTAAATAGCGCGGTAAACGCGGCTTTTAATGCAATGGTCATAGTTTCTCCAATGTGTAGGGCGTTTGCCATGTACCGCTAGCAATGGTCTTAAACGCAATTTGGCTATGTAGTACTTCGAGTGTGTCAGGGTTACGAAAAATTTGTACCAGTACTTGCTGGCCGTTTTCTAGTCTGCCTACAAATGCTTCATAGGTAAAGGTTTGTAGTTCAGTCATGCGCGGTAAACCTCTTTTCGTCGGTACGAAAACGGTAGTAGGCGCGTGTTACGCGGTGGGGGATACTGGCGCAAGCCCTTGCAAGTATTGGGTTACCGCTGCAGGTACTTTGTCACCGGGCCAGTAAAACCAATGCCACGGCTCGGCTGGCATTACCTCAAGTGACCAACCAAACTGAGGGCCAACCTCACACATAAACTCAAACGTGGCGCCCGACATGTTCGCAAAATCACAGGCCAAACCGAGGTTATGCCGGCTGGTACCGGGTACCGCCATTGGCGCATTGCCCGGCTTTAGGTAATAGTTTTTGTTTTCGTACACTCGAGGTTTTACGTTTGGTATTGGTTCTAGTTGATAGCGGGCTAAAAATCCTCGGCGCTGCAATGAAACGCTGCGGTATGTATCGCCCGCGCTAACGGGTCTGAACTGTTTAATGCCCTCAGCAAATGCAGCAGCTCTAACCGCGTTGTATGCGTTCGCTGCTAACGGGTGCAGTTTGCCAAACGGTTTAACGTCTACTAGCAGGCTGGCGGGTAGTTCACCCGGCTTAACGTGTGCCAAGTTGGTTGGTAAAACCAGTTTTTTAATCGGTGGGTGCATTAGCGCCCGGCTTACTCTTTAGGCCGTTAGACGCAACCAGCCCGCTAAGTGTGCCAGTAAGGAAAACCAGCAACGTGCTTAGTAGGTCAATTAGTTGCGCGTCGGTTGGTGCTTGCTCGGTTGGCTGATCTACAAACAAAATGCCGTAGATAAATGCCATGACGGTAAAAGAAAAGCAGATAGCCATTAGGCGGCCAACGAAAACGATTAGCCCTGCGTGTTGTTGTTCAGGTGTTTTATTCACATGCTGCCTTTGTAAAACATTGGTACTCGATATTTGTTTTAGAAACTGTGCAACCACTACAACCCCACATAACTACGCCAATAAGTAACGCGTACCCAATCATATAACGCCATTTCATTACTCAACCGGTTGCGGCGCCACAAACTCGCCGTACTCACCTAATGACGCATTAAACAAAACGCCGGGCCCTGCAAAAAAATTGCGAAACGAACCGCTATAACTTGTTTGCACGTATTCACCTGTTAAACCCAATGACGCTATAAACGCTTGGCCTACTGGCTCGCTTTCAGGAAACGGCAAATTTTCTACATCGTCATTAGAAATAACGATTACCTCAGTAACAATGTTTTCATTATTAAGTTTTGAAAAATGTGCCATGGTCTAAACTTTCCACCTAATGTAAACGATGCCTGAACCGCCGTTACCGCCGTTGCGTACTGCCGTGCCATTATCGCCGGCACCGCCGCCACCGCTTGCCGTGTTAGCAGCTGCAGCTGTACCTACTGCCGAGCCTGTAGCACCTGCACCGCCAATACTCGAACCGCCAGCACCGCCCGCGCTCTGCCCGGCACCGCCACCACCGCCAGCCTTAAACAATGATGAACCACCAATAAACGTGTTTACTTCTTGACCTGCGCCACCTGCGCCACCTGTAGAACCTGAACCGTTGCTACCAACTGCGCCAGCACCACCACCACCACCACCTCCGTATGGATTTCCACCAGTTTGTGCAGAGCCTCCATTAAAACCTTGATTAGCCGTTCCTGTTCCAACTGCTCCAGATGAAAGACCATCATTAGCAATGGCTGCGCCACCGCCAGAACCGCCAGCTAAACCAACATTTAAAGAATTACTCCTTACACCACCTCCACCACCACCAGTTGATGTGATTGCACTAAATATTGAATTACCTCCAGAACCACCTTGAGCAAGACCAGAACCGCTTGATGCACCAGCACCACCAGCTCCTACTGTTACTGTGTATATTGAATTTGTGTCAAGAGTTAAGGCTGATTCTAAAGAACCGCCACCGCCTGTAGCAGTAACAGATGACCTTAAACCACCAGCACCAGCACCACCACTATCAAAGTAAGAGGTATTTCCACCGCCTGAGCCACCTCCGCCAGCTACTACTAAAAAGTTTGCCGTTAATGCGGACAATGGGCTTAATACACCCGAAGAAGTAAAGGTATGGATAGTCGAACCACCACTTGAGGATACAGTTCCACCACCGAATTGTTGTGCGCCTACATAGGAGACGATGACTACACCTGACCCGCCAGCACCACCTGTGCCGTTAGTTACTGTAGATGCACCTCCTCCACCTCCGCCACCACCTAAGTTGGCTGTTCCAGCAGTTGCTACA